ATTGTTTTTAATTCTTTACCATCTGTAATATCTACTTTTTCATTACGACCAAAACCTTTTTTAACTTTGATTGGTTCTGGTTTATATTCTCTATCGTGGATAGTCATTCCATTCAAATGCCCCACTTCATGCTGCACACAAACTGCCTCAAGTAATCTTAAATCATCATCTTCAGATTTTCCATTTTCCCAAATTCCCACACCGAAACTTTCTCCTTGTGGTCCAAAATACAACTGACTTTCATAATTATCACACTTTATAATTACATATTTATATCGTTTAGTATGAACAGACCTTTTAGGAAATGATAAACACCCTTCATAAAATGGTATTTCATCCCACTGTTCTACTATTTCTGGATTGATTAGTATTAAAGGTTCTCTAACATTTACTACTGCAACTTGTTTATCCATTCCAATTTGGTTCGCTGCTAATCCAATTCCACTTTCGTGTTTAGTTAATGTCTGTAATAACTCTGTTGCTATTTTATGTCCTTCTGGAATATAATACTGGTCAACAGGTAATCCCATTTCTGGTCCTGGAACTTTTCCTTCTAATGAAACTTTTTCAAGTTTTTTATTAATAACTGGATTGTGTTCTTTATTACAATTAATTACTTTTTTCATAAACTAATATTACTATAATGCTTAAACATCATCCTGCCTTTAACCCACTCTTTTTGATAATCTGGATAATTTTCAAATACTATTACTGGTGAGATTTCATACTCACCATCTTTTATGAACTTTCTATTTTCATCTGCCCATTGCAACATAGTAGCTCGTAAGTGTTTAATTTTTTTAACAACTTCATTCATCAAGTGCTGTACTCTCTCCGTTTTTCATCCAAACACCACGAAGATATTCTTTAAGTAACCCATTTTCTGCTTTTCTACGAATAACATAATCTTCATATTTTTCTTTATCTAATCGTTTAGGTCCTTTTAATCCGGCAGATATTTTATATCTTTCTTCAAGATAATTTTCCCGGCCAATATACTTTTGTCGTGGAGTTCCTTCTCCTGATCGGGTTATTGGTTTAACTGGTTTCAAACTCATTTATTTACCATCTACTTTCTTAATATACAACCGAGCATCTTCAGCGTCTCGTGCCCAAAATTTAGTTCCATCCTTTAACTCAAATTCTTTATAATTATGGGCTATATGAAACGGTATATCTTTTTTCTTTTTCTTTGCCATTATTAGTCCTTATCTAATTTGTGATTTAGAAAATCTTGTTGTTTTTTAATTTCAGATTTTAATTTCTTTTTTGCAGCTTTCTTTTTCTTTTGATATTTCCTTACTTTAGATGCTTCTATTTCAGTTTTTGTTCTTCGTTTAATTTTCTTCTTCACAACTTTTGTAGGTTTTAATGTCCCCTTTAGTTTAGGTTGTTCTTTACCTTTATGAAAAACGTTTCCGTCCTTATCTACAAACTCATTCATCCAATGCCAACCTGGAGGGCGTCCTGTTGATTTATATCCCTGTTTAGCTTCTTCAAACGGTATCATAGCATTAACACAATAACTACATTTTACTGATATTGCTGTTTCCCCTACATTCTTAACTTCACGACCACAAGTAGAACACAACATATATCGTACTCCACTTACTTCAAATGAATTACTTTCTTTAACTTTCATTTTTTCCTTCTCTTTATGTGACACCTATGTCACCGGTTTTTATTGCTTGATTTATTTTTTCTTCTAATATATCATTCTGTATATCTTCAAATGTTTTGCCATTATTCCAATTATATTTACTATCCATGAATAATACTGGTCGTCCATATTCTACTTTTAAATTTTCGTATGTAACATCTTTATCAACTTCAACCAAATGTAAAATCATATGCTCATTCATATCCTGTAATAAATCCATCATTTCTATCATTTCATCTTCAGTTTTATTATGATATAAAGTTTTTATTGTATTTGGATTATCTTCATGTTCATCAAAAGACATCACAAGTAACCAACTTTTATTATCCACCTGTATATCCTTCGTATTCTTTAAATGGAATATTACCATGAAAATTAACATTATATACTATTCCAGTAGTACCAAACAAACCTTCCATTCGGTTCTCAATAGTATTTTTTAATTTTTTTGCCTTATCCATTAAATTAAAATGATTATATTTATTTGTCCAAACGTTAAAATTATCTGGAACTTTTTTAATAGTAACATTAATTTCATTTTTCCAATAATGTCTTTTAGAAGTGACCGAAGCGTTAAATCCAAGTTTTTTCAACATCGGGACTATCTCTCTACGATATTCACCTGCTAATTTTTTTACTTCACCATATTCCATAATTTATATTTCCTTAATTACACTTGATCTTACGACATTTTTTTATGAAAGTCAAGCCTTTTTTTTATTTTTTTCACTTATTAAATCAATATGTTTACACTTACGTCTATAAGTATAACCTAAACAAGTACAACTATACATACTTCCTAACCATTTTACAGTATAATTTTTTACTTTCCATGATCTTGGAATTGTTTTTTTGATTTTTGGTGATGTGTCTATCCACTTTAATTGTTTTAGTGTTGTCCCGGACGGAACTGGTTTCCAGTTAGAACCACTTACTGTGAAAGTACCATATGAAGTATTTACAATAGTTGGGTTCCAAGGTCCTTTGATTATTATTGTATTTCTCATTACTCTTGATCTTACGACAAATAATTGATAAAGTCAAGCTTTATTTTATTAAATATTTAGTCCAATCGTCTCTTAATTTAGTAACCATTGTTTTATCTAACACTCCGTCGTATTTTTTCCATAACTCATTACACTTTGATAAAACCCTTTTATTTGGTTCGTGTTTTTTTAATTCTAATCCTAATAACATTTCTTTTGAATAAAAATAAGGATACATTGAATATCGTATTGTATGTCTAACTTTACTTACAAATAACTTATCCTTACCATAATCTTCATGTAATTTTAATTTATCATCACAAGTATCAAATAACTTACGTAATAAATTTAATCTCTTACCAACAGTATTAGAATTAATATCCACAAATTCATTCGTTATTAAATATGTAATAACATTACAAACTTCTGATACTTTGTTTGTGCCGTGTAAGTATTCTTTTTTTAATTCTATTTTATTACTATCTTTATATAGATAAATTGTGGTGTCTATTCCTACCAAAATTTTTATCTTTTCAAATTTATCTATTACATCATCTTTAACAGATTTATTAAGTGCTGATTGTATTATTGGTCCTGTCCATTCCATATTATTTGATCTTACAATGAATAAATAAGAAAATCAAGTTTTATTTTTTTATTTTATTTTTATTTATTTTTGGGAAATGAATTGCTCCACGATTTCTTACAATAACTTCTTCAGATTGTGACACTTTTTCTTCTACAACCTTATCTAACTTTTTTTCTGGTTCTCCATCATCAGGAGAAAAAGTTTCTTTTACAAGTTTTTCAAATAATGGTTTATCTTCACCATAAAGTTTCCACCATTTCTTTTTCTTTCTTGGTTCTATATTTTCTGGTGGTAAATGATGTTCTGCTCTGTGAACCATTGCTATGTTATATGCAATAACTAATACAACAGCCATTGGGTCAAATACAAATATAAGAATGAAAATAAAGAATTTAACTACCGTATCTATATCTGTATTGAATGTCCTTGCTAGATAAATTGCTGGACCCACATCTACACCAGTTTCAATTAGTGCTGTTTTCAAATCACCAATATCTTCTTTAATATCTAATATATGATCATTTAATTCTAATACTTTTGGATTGTATTCTTCCCGAAGTTTCCGTTTAGCTGTAATATAATTATCTGGTAATGATGCAATAGATTGTTCTAATTCACTTTTTAGATATATCTTATCTTCTTCTAATTGATCTAATCTATCTTCTTTGTATAATAACTTTGTAGATTGTTTCTCAAACTCTACTGTAGCTCCTTGATAGGCATTAGATAAAAATCCAAATATGCCGGCACTAGTTATTCCTACTAATGTTATTGTTCCAACCAATAAATAAGTTTTCATCCATAAGTTTATTTTGGTCCAATATCTGTATAAGAATGATGCCGTTACTAATTTGGCAAACTCTAATGATCCGGCCATAATTACTACTGCTAATGCTGCCCCAGCAAATAGTTTTGATAATCCATATACTGAATAGAATGCGGCACTACCAGCTACGAGCAGTGCTGCTAATCCTACTAAATACGGAAATATTCTACTTTTGTGTGTCTCCACATGATATCTCCAATTACTTTATTATTCATCCTCAAGTTCCACAAGATTGTAAATAATGTCTAATTTACTTTCCATTAATTCTAATCTAGCAAAAAGCTCTTTTACTGGAATAACCTTACCGTCTGGATCAAATAAATTTGATTTTAATCGTTCCATTGACAAATGTAACTGTTCGATATGTTCTAATATTCTGTTTTTTCTTAACATCTAATTTATCCTTAATAGTAATAAATATAATATATATTAACTATTGTTTAGATTGTTCTACTGATGCTTTTCTATATTCAGTAACAAGTTTTTTAACTTCACCGATAGCTTTTCTTGCTCTACCACCAGCTGCTTTATTACCCTTTTCAACAAATACTTCATGATTTTCTGAAAATTCTACATATAGTTTAGTAATCTGTTCGTTTAAATCATTTAATTTACTCATCATTTTTCTCCTCGTTAATGTTTAATCCAAGAGATTTTAACATCATCTGTTTTACACTCTCTTTATCTTTGTCTGGAGTATTACTCCACTTCCAAGCGTAAGTTCCTTTAAGTTCATTTATCTTTTCTGTAAGTTTCTTAACACTTTCTTCTAAATACTCACTATCGTCTTTTTTAATTTTAGAAATATCAATTCCTAATTCCATTGCTATTTCCATTACTCTTGACCAGTCCTTGTTCTTTACTGATCCTAATGCTTCTTTATATAATTCTACTAATTCTTCATATTCAACTTGAGAAATATCTTTATTAACAAGTTTATCAGGGTGGGTTTTTTGTGCTATCTTTTTAAATGCTACATTCACATCCTTTTCTGGAATATCATATTCAATAGGATCCGTAGTTACTCTTTTAGCATCTTTAGAAGTTTCCTTCTTTCTAAAATACTCACCAAATTCCTTTTCAAATTCAACTAAACTATCATTGAAAATTAATGTAGTTTCTTCGAGTTCAGTTCTTAAATAAAGGATTTGATGCTGTAACTTTTTCCTTTTTAGTTCTAATAACTTATCATCTATCACTACGATTGTGGCATATTATATCTGTTCAACCAAATGTATAAAGCATCCTTTTCGTCTTTACTTAATAAATCAAACACTTCTTTGGAAAATGGCAATTCTCTTAACCCTATTATATCAGTTTCATCACCATAAACTTTTTTTCCGTCACCATCTCCTGGATCTATTCCCAGTTTTTTTAGCTGACTAATAAGTATTTCAACATTTGTTTGATCTCTATTGTTAGACATATACTTCTCCTAATTGATAATAAATATCAAATTTGACTAAATATCCTCAAATTCTGCGTCTATTATAGTCATACAGAAATAGAACTTATTACCATTACGGAGAACAGCGTCTGCTCCGTATTTCTCTTTCCAGTAATCTGTTCCCTTTTCATTAACTTTATCTACATCCATTTTACCTATAACTCGATAAAGTGTATCATTTACATTTACTATATCCATAATCCATAATAGTGGGACCACTAATTGTGATCCCACCATCAAATTGGATTTACATCATCCCTGGCATTCCACCACCCATACCACCTGGTGACATCATAGGTGCTGAATCTTCGCTTGGAATTTCAGTAATGACTGCTTCAGTAGTCAACAACATACCAGCGATTGAACTTGCGTTCTCTACTGCTACACGAGTAACCTTAGCTGGGTCAATAATTCCAGCAGTGAACATATCTACATATTCACCATTACGAGCATCAAATCCAGTTCCATTCGTACTGTTTAGAACTTCACGTGCTACGACGGAAGATTCTTCACCAGCATTTTCACAGATTTGACGAAGTGGTGATTGAAGTGCTTTTCTCATGATATTCACTCCAACCATTTGTTCATCATCAAGTGAAACATCATCAAGAGCTGAAATAGCACGAAGTAAAGTAACACCACCACCGGCGACAATCCCTTCTTCAACTGCTGCTCTTGTTGCGTGTAACGCATCTTCCACACGAGCTTTCTTCTCTTTCATTTCAGTTTCAGTTGGTGCTCCAACATTCAATACTGCAACTCCACCACTTAATTTGGCAAGTCGTTCTTGTAGTTTCTCTATATCATAATCAGAAGTAGATTTTTCAACCTGAACTTTGATTTCATTAATACGAGATTTGATTGTATCTACATCACCACTACCACCAACTACGGTTGTATTGTCTTTATCAGATACTACACGAGAACAAGTTCCAAGATAATCAAGTGTTGTGTTCTCTAATTTGTAACCCGCTTCTTCAGAAATTACAGTTGCTCCTGTTAGTGATGCTATATCTTCTAACATAGCTTTCCGTCTATCTCCGAATCCTGGTGCCTTCACTGCAAGAACTTTAAAAGTTCCACGAAGTTTATTTACCACGAGAGCTGCCAGTGCTTCACCATCTACATCTTCTGCTACTATGACGATTGGTTTCCCTGTTTGAACTACCTTCTCCAAAATTGGAAGAACGTCTTTCACATTGGAAATTTTCTTGTCATGTAGTAAGATATATGGATCTTCAAGAACCGCTTCCATATTATCAGAATCAGTTACGAAGTAAGGTGAAAGATAGCCACGGTCAAATTGCATTCCTTCTACGAAATCCAAATATGTTTCAGCGGTTTTACTTTCTTCTACTGTAATAACTCCGTCCTTACCAACCTTCTCCATTGCTTCTGCAATCTTTCCACCAATCTCACTATCATCATTTGCTGATATGGTTGCTACTTGAGCAATTTGAGAACTATCAGGAAGGTCTTTAGATGATTCTTTAATGAACTCTACAACTTTACCTGCTGCATAATCAATACCTCGTTTAATAGACATTGGATTTGCACCAGCTGTAACATTCTTAATGCCTTCATTAATAATTGACTGTGCAAGAACTGTAGCTGTAGTTGTTCCATCACCTGCAATATCAGATGTCTTGGAAGCAACTTCCTTAACAAGTTCTGCTCCTACACTTTCAAATCTATCTTCAAGTTCGACTTCCTTTGCCACCGTAACACCATCTTTGGTGATAAGTGGTGAACCGAACTTCTTTTCAATAACTACATTCCTACCCTTTGGACCTAATGTAACCTTAACTGCGTTCGCGAGTTGGTCTACACCAGACATCAAAGCTGAGTGGGATTGTGAGTTATACTTTATTTCTTTAGCCATTTCATTTCTCCTATAACTTAGCCATTATGTCATTCTCACGAACAATTAATAAATCATCACCATCAACATTGATTTCAGTTCCACTATATTTACCATATAGAACTTCATCACCTTCATTAACGGATGGACTTACTAATGTTCCAGTATCAGTTGTCCTACCTGGACCAACTGCTACTACTTTACCACGTTGTGGTTTTTCTTGTGCTGTATCTGGTAGGATAATTCCACCAGTAGAAACTTCGTCAGCTTCTGCTGCTTCTATAACTACTCTATCCGACAGCGGATTTATATTGTAACCCATTTACTTTCTCCTGTGTTTATTTGTTTTTAATTTTAATATATAGAGGGGCTCAGTTGTTTTTTAAGTTTGTTTATATTGGAAACTAAAAATCGGTTGAACCCCTTTATATTATATAACCTTATTTATGATATTTTTACCGAACGCTTTTTCGGTACTACCGGTTCTATCTTTGGTACTTCTACTGAAAGAATACCATCTTTGAAGTTAGCTGAAATGTTATCTCCATCGAGCAATTCACCTAATTCAAATGACCGTCTGAATGAAGATTGTTTTAACTCTCTACGGATAACTTTAGCACCATCATCTTCAAATGCACTATGTTTATCACCAGAGATAGTCAATACACCATCTTCAACATCTACGGATAGTTGTTTTTTATTTAATCCAGGAATCTCTGCTACGATACCAACTTTGTCGTCGTATTCATATACGTTCACACGTGGGTATGCAGAATTACCATATGGTTTTACACCAACTGTTTTTACGATTTCTGGAAATTGTGATTCAACCATTTGATCAAAAACTCTGTCGAATGGTGTTAAAAATGTATCCCTATCGAAATGTGGGATACCTGTACGAAAAGCAACTTTAGTCATTTTATTTCTCCTATTAGTTACGTTAGTCAACTATTGAATATCAACCTCTATTGAGCGTTGAATATTCCGTTATGTTATTGTCCTCAATTGAGCGACAATTCTTTTTTCATGTTAATAAAAGTAGAGCGGGTTTCGTTGTTTTTGAGAAGAATTTTACTCTCCATTATGTATAACTATGCTCCCCATTCTTTTATTAACATGAAGTCTCTCATCTATATATATCAAGAAATTCTGGAAAAACGTCATTTTTTTTAAATAAATTCATTCAATTTATTTTGCTAAAAAAATTTTCCTATTCCAATATCTTTATCTTCACCGTCAATTAATATTTTAGGATTTGATAATAATTCTTTTTCACTCTTTACAATCAGATCTATCATCCCATTTTCAACAAGAGTTCTAGCGTATTTTCTATTTTCACTTTTAGAATTATTAAATTTATAATATATCAGTTTTATTTTACACTCTGGAAACTTACTTTTACATGCCATAGATTTAATCAAAATATCTTTATGATCTTTATGTGATATACTTGTAGATTTACAATCTACAAAAATTGGATATCCATCTGCCTCATAAACAAAATCCCAATGAAGATTGCCAGGATAATGCTCTAAACCTTTTATGTATTTGAATGAAAAACGATATTTTTTACCTGCTGATGTCTTTTTTCCTTTTCCGTCTATATAAATAAAACCATTCTTTACTAATATGGGCTTCATTCTTTTCTCAAATTCAATACCAAGTTTTGCTTCTTTTCTATGTGCGTTATTTTTCATCTTTATAATCTGAACTTTCCGGTCCACTTCTCTATCCCTGTTGGTTCACCAAAACTATAATCGTAAGTTAGGGCATCAGCACATACAATATTTTTATCCAATATATCTAATATCTCTTGTGTGGGATTGGGGCCTGCTAATCTTTCTTTACATAACTTAACATTATCTTCCATTAACTCTACACCATATGTAGTAGATAATGCCTGTTCTAATGTACAATTACTTCTTTCCATTTTTCTAATTATTACTTCTGATAAAAATTGTCCATCACCACAACTATTATCTAAAAATGTTTTATTAATATCTGTAAATAAATTTATTGGATACTCATTCAAAATTTTTCGAACATCATCAGTTGGTGTAAAAACTTCAGCAGTTTGTTTTACACGAAGTTCATCTCTTTCAATACCACTCATATATTCTCTATCTCTACTATGAGAAATATATTTACTTAACTCGTTTTTGTCCATTCAGTATACCATTTTTCAATTACTGTTTGTTCTTCTGGTGTTATACCGAATTCATCATACAATTCTTGATTTGTATTTATTTTAGTCAAATCATCTGGCTGAATTAAAACAAATACCGCATTTAACACATTAGAGGGTTTATATACATTTTTATACATGACACTAAAAAACTGAACCAACGGTGATTTCATATAATGAATCATACCCTCATATTCATTTTCGTTTAACTGCCTATCCTTATTTTTTACATCACTGGAATTAAATCCTACTGTTGTAGGTTCAGTAGTGACTTTGTACAAAGATTCATCTTTTAAAACTGATATGTTATTCGGAACAATAACTCTTTTTTCAAATGTATTTATTTTGTTTGTAAAAACCGTTCTCTTATTTTTTGATTCAGCATAATGTGTCAATACTTCAACTTCACCCACTTCAACAATATCTTTCTTTTCCACAAAACCACCCTTACTATCATTTACAGGTAAGAGTTTTAGTTTTGTTTTATTTAAATTATATTTATGAATCATTCTCCACATAATAGAAAAAGTGATTTCATCTTCTTTTGAACAAACAAATGGCATTTTCTTCATAGATTCTGTACCATCAGTATTGATAATCTTAGTGGTATGTGAATCATCTGTCAATTCTTTTTTCAATGTAATTTTGACAATTTTTTGACCAACATTGTAGTTTTTATCAACACTATAATCTACCTCTAATAGTTTATATGTGTTCAAAGTTTCATAATTAATGTTACTATTGCCTGGTGTCAATATCGCCTGAGGTACTATGAATGACATTGTTCCATTAGACTTTAATAATTCAAATGATTTAGCAAATATAGAAACATATAACTTTTTCTGTTTGTCACCAATTCTATTATCTGGTGATTGATAAGGTGGGTTAGCTAGTATAACATCGGGTTTCATATCAAATTCCTTATTTAAATAATCTTCTAATTTTACATAAGTAATACTTTTTTCTATTTCGGTTAAATTGTTGTGTTCAAAATATAACGACCACCAATATTTAGAAAGATTATTTTCTAATATAATATAACTATTCTTTTGGATTTTGAAAACCTCTGTTTTTATATGCCTATTCTTATAAATGTACATAGTCATTATTTTATAAAGTTAAGTTATTTATATATTCATTCACTAAAAAATCTTTCTCTTTGCATAGAGTGTATATATTATCTAACCTATCTCTTAATCTTGGATTTTTATTATAGTAATCGAAAAATATTTCTTTATCAATTCCTATCAATTTCCAGTCAGTAAAAGATTCCATTGGTACTTCCATCATCCTACTAACAGAAGGTACGGTAATTAACTTATCTACAAATTTTCTCAATATATTCTGTTTCTTCGTGCTTCCAAACTCTTGTACTACTTTCTTATCCCCCTTGTCTGGCTTTCCAAATGGATAGTGTGTATCACCTTTTTTCGTATTTGATTTTCTTGATGTATTCAGACTTGCTCCGTTTCCTTTAAGCATATTTTGTAATTGTTCAAAATCTATATCTTCATCATCAATTAATAAGGCAACAATACTTGATTTAGTAGCCATTTCTTTTTCTTTCTTACCAACCACCATCTCTATATTATCCACACCAACTTTAAGTGAATAATGAGAACCACATTCATAACCATTTTGAAGAACATAAGTTATACTATTTGTTTCTACTATTTCTTTAATGACCACAACTTTTTCTTTTCTAGAAAGTCCAACAAGATCCTCTTCAAATATATCATCTAATTTCATTTCTTTAGAATTATTTGTAGTAACAAGAATAATATTACACCACTCTTTACCATTTATATATGTAGTACTTCTATGCCCACCTTGAATATCATCAGCGGTCAATTCATTATCAGTATAGATTGCTGTATTTCCAATAACAACGACACTAAAACTTGTGGTCGCCATACCTTGTGTTATGAACCCAACTATTTTACCAGGATGTTTTTTTATTATTCCCTTACAATAATCTTGAGCTTCTCTTGATGTTGTAAAATCACCATTTACATTGTGCCAATAATACTCTTGACCATCTACTTCTGAATGATGTTTGTTCAATGATGTTACTAACGAATTAGCGTTTTTCTTACCAACCGTATCAAATTTGATGAACCAATGTGGATTATTTGTAGTATCTTTCAAATCGTAGTTATTATCACCTACTAAAGTACATATTGATTTACACAAATCTTTTCTACCAGTAACACTTCTAAATGAATCAGATATATTAGTTAATTCAACTTCATTTTCTGAATATATTGTTATACCTACAAAATTTCTCTTAACCGTAGTTTCTGGTTGAAGTATTTGCATTTCATTGTAAGAAATACTAAGTTCATTAATTTTCTCATCAGATTTTTTGAGGTCGTTCAGTAGTTTTAATCCTCGATACGCACGAGTACCAGACATACAAGTAACTTTTACATCATATTCAGTATTGTTTCTAAAATGATTTATTATTTGTACGAGAATTTTTCTTGATTTTTTTGTATGAGACTGGTCATCAACTTCATCAACAATAAAATGTACTTTCTTATCCGATGTTATTTGTTCGATTTCATCAATTATTTTCTTAATCTTAACTGATACTTTCTTATCTCTTTCTAAAATACCGTGTATAGAAAAAGTCTCCATCACAGGAACAATACCAAAATGAGAATTATCATCTTCTACCGAAAATTGTGATGTTAAGTTTTTACCAAGATATACTGGTACATAACCTCTATTTTTAGAAGATTTTAAAGAATAAACATTTTTACCAATTCTAACACTAGCAGACACATTAGTCAAATCATGTCCTTCATCCCAACCTTTCTCTGTTTCATCTATTAAATAAGATTGACCTGCTCTTAATACAAGTTTAACTTTTGGTTTTCCACCAATAAATTCACTAAGGTGAGTTAGGAAATCTTCATAGGTAATATCAATAAACCATTCTGTACGATTACCATCCTCATTAAGTTCTCTCTCATATCCTTTCGTTTTAAGAACCTTATGAAAATCATAATCCCTAAAAGGTTTTCCAGCTAATTTTTTATTTGGATGAGACTTATCATATCTCGCCTCCCACCACATCCTTTCAGTAGTATGGAGTCCAGCGTTCTTACCAGTTTCATCGTTTCTCTTTTTGACATCTCGTTTAGTATCACCAATCTTGGCGGTGTCTTTTTCTTGAACTTTCCACCAATATAACTTATTGACACCCTTTTCAGCTATCTTATTAGCCTGTGCCAACATTTTGATTACTTTCCGTTTGTAGTATCTTACTGTTTGCCGTGAGTTCTTCATATATAGATCTTACGAATAATATTTAATAAAGTCAAGTTATTTTTTTACTATTTTTAAATTTGATTCTTCCAGATAAAAGATGCGACCCATATTGTCTCTACATCTCCAATGTCCGTTTTCTCTACGCTCCACGAGTATGATTTCTCCCTCGTGTAATGCTCCATTTACGGAAGTGATTGTTTTTATAACTTTTGCTTTTTTACCTTGTATGTTCATTTATAACTCCTTAGAACCAAGTCTGTGGTTGTAATATGATATAGGCATATAATCCACCTAATAACAACCATATAACTATTTTAAATTTTTCCCAACGAATATCTGAGTCTGTATATTTAGACCTTGAATGTTTATCTATCCTAACAACTTTTTTAGTTCCAAAAAAGGTTCGTGGCATTTATTTTCCTTGACCTCTGTATCGTTTTTTATAACGTTTCTTTGAATGTTTATTTGCACCGAATTTTGTGCCTCTACCCATACCCTGTCTTGTTTTCTTTTTATGTTTACTCTGTTTATTATCAGAGAACAATGATTTACTTTTTACCATTTTTCTTCTTATTTAGTTTATCTTGTTTATAAGCCTTCTCTATTAGATCAACTAATGGATGCTTTTTATTTTGTTTTTTAATTTTCTTTTTATTTTTCATTTTCTAAATTTTCTTTATTTTGTATATAAAACGATTCCCAATTTTCATGTGATTCAACTGCTACAGCATGTTTTGAATTTATACTCATTGAATCAAAAGTTATCATTTCCGGTAATTTAGTTTTAACACTTCCTGCAAATATAAATGGTCTACCATTTACTCTTGACATAAATTCACCATTTTTACCAAAGATTGCATCTCCAACTTTTACTTTCTTACCTTTACCTGGATATGCATTTGAACAATCATTAGTACCAAATAAAGTATATCGTCTACCACCTTTCAATCCAAAACAAATACTATCTTGGTCAAATTCATTTCCTAATTTTTTTAAATCAGATAATAATTTTCCTTTATCTTTTAAATCAACTACAAAGAACGATTCTTCTTTAACTTCACGTTCATCACTTGATTTATAATTCTCAATATAAATACCCTGTATTTTAGTTATACCATATCCAGCACTTAACAATTTTGCTTGTAAATTTTTATTTCTTGCCTTATTCTCACCTTTAGTGTAGACTTTACCCCTTCCACAATCCCGTGCATATCTAAATGCTGTTATAGTTCCTGTTTGATGATTTTGAGAATGTTTCCAAATTCTACTTAACGAACTCTCGTCCAAGGCAATTCCTTCAGATATATTCATCCACTTTTTATATTCTGACCGATAGTGATTTTTATTTTTCATCAATAATTCTCATTATCTCTTTCATCCACTTTTCAGTAGATTCTCGTTTGTAAATATCAACCTCACCTTTATTTTCTAAAGACATACCGTGAATATGATTTTGTGGTCTATCTGCATATTTAAAACCTTCAAACTTAAATGATTTTCCTTTAAGACTTGAAAAGAATTGACCCGTTTTCATTGGATTAAACTTACTCATTTTAGAATCAATCTTTCTAATTGGTTTACCATCATCACTTGTTTGAATTAATCTTGTGCCCTTATCTGGATTGTGTAATACAATACCCCATTGTTTATATTTATGTGCCAACTTAACCATAAAGTTTTCAAACTTATTTGAACTCATTACAGTATCTCCACCAACCTTCACATTCTTAACCAATAAAGATGGTTCTTTTACAGATTTAACTTTACCCGTTTCATCTTCTTCCTGACCAACACCATCTATTCTAACATATCCAAAACCAGCACTTCTTACGGCACTTTTTAATTTAGATAGATTTGCCTTATTATCTGTATTACCAACTCTCCAAGATGTAATAATACCAAATTCATTATCTTGAAAGTCTCTGTAAATACGAGATAAACTTGCTTCTAATATTAGGTTCCTATTCATAATATTCTTATCCATTCCATTACATCATCTTCACCTTGATATAAATGTGAAGTTGGAAAATCATTTGTACGTCTTTCCTTTACAAATGCAAATTTTCTACCAACTTGATTTTTAGAACCTTTTCGTAATTTAGAAAAAGCCATTTTAACTATATTTTTATTAAATGAAAACGTATCGTCCTTTAACGTCTTAAACTTCATCATTGTCTTGCCAATACCAGATGATTTACGTGTTCCAAGTAATATAAATTCTTTACTATCTTTATATAAAATAGATTCTTGTCCGTATTGGACTCCAAGTTTTATTGCATCCTTTTTACTAATCTCTGGAATGAAATAACTCTTTTCATGTGCAATTTTATCAGTATCACCACTTTTGTATGTATATCCACTATCCATTTCTATAAAACCATATCCCTTTTTACGAATATCCTTCTTTAATTGTTTGTGGTTTAATTCATCATCCTCCGTGTCTAAATAAGCCGATATTACAGCAAAACTTCTATCATTATCCGTAATATGTTGCCAGATTCTACTATAACTTGACTCACTAATAATACCTATTTCCTTCATTATTGATTCAGACCAATTATTTACTTCCATAATACCAGCTCCTTGTAAATAATCTAAACTAAAAGAATATCCAATTAATTTCTGTTTGGAAGTGGATACAAAATTTATTCTAAACTGTACCTTACCTTTAGCTTTATCTTTAACCCAATTCATTAAAGCCTTTTGTGCCTTTGAATTCCACTTATGAGTTTCAACTGTCCAAGCACCTTCTCTTGGTCTATATCTTGTTCTAATCCACCCTGATTTAACTATCTTGGTTAAAATTTCTATACGAGCTTTATTTTCTTGTTTAGGAAATACTTCTCCATACTTATCAAATGTTTTCTTTAATGATTGTAAAGTCGTTTTAAATAATTTTGGATGTCTCGCTACAAACTCCATATGAGTATCTTTAACTGTGTAAACTTTTCCGTTTGGTGATACCCAGTCTGCTTGAGTGTTACCACCTTGACGAGCATCTTTAAAATCTCCCCAACCTTCTTCAAGTTCTACTATGTCTTTATATTTTTTCATTTAACTTCCAAATACTTGCTTTTTACCACCCATGTAAGAATAAGCGTGTCCATGTTCTTTCAACAATTCATTAACTGACTTGTCATGTCCTTTAACAAATAATTCACCAAGAACTCTACCATATTTTCCTGTGCCGTGCGATATGATTGAAAATTTACCATCATCTGAATCTTCTAATAAGTGTTTAGTAAAATCTTTTGCTTCTAAACCCTTCTTCTTTTCTTCCAAATCTCTGGTTCTGCTTTCCCAAGTGTCTACTCCATAAAATCTTATTCGTTTTTTTACCCTTACATCAAACCCTAATGAAATGTAAGCATCACAAGTATCTCCATCTACCACTCTTATAAGCTCACATGAATAACCATATTTTTTTACTTGTTTTCCCACATAATTTCTCCGTTATGATCTACCACTCCGAGGCGACAACATCCCATCAGCCTTTATTTGTTTTGCAACAATTCTAATGTCTTCATCCCATTTACACTTTTCTATTTTTTCTAAAATTTGTGTAGCTCGTGATTGAGTGATAGGTCGTTTATATGTTTGTTCTTCATATAAATATCTACCACTTCCATCTTTCGATATTTGAGTTAATGCATTTTTTACTCTTTTAAAATCCAAGTATCCTGGATATGTTGATACGGTTCCAATTACATTATCCACCATTACAATATACTTATCATAATTTGACCATCTATTCATTCTCATTTTTACTATCCTTATTCTGTTTTGTTCCATAAATCTTATCATAACATTCTAAACATAATTGTCCGGCACCTTCTATATAACCAACTCTGAAATCAATATGTTCTTCTTTATCATATATGGATTTCTCTCCACAATTTACACATTTATCCTTCATCTTCACTTCTCCAATTTCCATTGTTATATTCAGTAAATTTTCTACCCGTAGGTTCTTTAGTTTCCCAATCTATTTCTTCTTTGTTCTCTGGGTCATAGTCCGAGAATGGTCGTCTAAATACGGTCTTATCACCATCAGGTGATTCGTAAATCCAATCACCTTCGTGAGCATCACCTATCTCATCTGCAAGTTTATGTGCATCCAATACGGCTTGTCTATCTCCACCTTCTGGTAATCCATCAGAACTATATTCCATATAAGCTTGTTTTTGCAAATCAAATATTTTATTTCTAAATTCTACATTCGAATCACTATCATCAGAATTATTTTCCTTCATCACATTTGATATAATATTATCTCGTTCTTCTGGCCAATCTAAATCTACATCATCTTTTTCATAACTTTCACCTTGGTCATGTCCCCACACCATTCCGTGATCGTGTCCAGTCATCGTAGATATATCTTCTGTATAATGTTCTCCGTTTTCACGTTCATATTTCAACTGACATTCTAAATGTCTGGTTTGAGATACAAGATATTCATACTCCACATCGTGAGTTGATTTACCACAATAATCACATACCCAATCTTCCCTTGGTAAATCGGTAGTCAAATATGAGTTAATTGGTTTTACTGGTTCTCCACTTGTATCTAATTTATATTTGGTATATTCACCATAAGTTTTAAGTGCTGCTGATATAGTCGTTGCTACTAATTCTCTTGCAGCGTCAGAAGCCAAATTGTGTTGTCCTCTCGACATATCTTCTAATACATCTTTTATTATTTGTTTCATATTATTCTCCTGCTGTGAAAAAATTCGGGGTGAGGATGAAAGGAATAACCCCCACCCCTTTGAGAGAGAAGGTATTACCCCTCTAATTTTTGTTTTAGTTTCTCAATTTTGTTATGTTTTTCAATTAACCTTTTTACACGGTCTAATGATCCACTTGGGTATATTCCACGTTTAAGTTTATTCATAATATTTTCAATATAAACTTCTCGGATATCTTTATTCATATAAGCATCCTGTTCCTCAAGTTTATTCAATTGCCTTTTCATCGTTTCATTCATTTTTTACTTCCTATGTTATTAAGTATATACGAAAAAGTGAAACCACCAAAATAAATTGGAGGCTTCACATTTCTTTTTAATCTATCAAATTAAAACGAGTTGTTTCCATCACCATTTTCAATCTCACTTTCATTAAACAAATCATCTGAACTTCCATCAGAAACAAATTTTTGAACTAACTGTTTAATGTAAGTCCGTTCTGATTCCATTCCACCATCATTTGAATACTGAGGATAAACAGTAACTTCAGCTGCTTCATCTAATCCGAATCCATCATAAAGTAATCCTGCCATTTCAACAGAAGTTCTGGTTGAGATTCCACTTGAAACTCTACCAGTCTCATTCCGTGATTCAACACGAGTTAGATTGGCGATTTCTGCGACTGATTTCAATAATTCATTATCTACATGAGGAAACATATAGGATAATAATCCAAGTTCTTCTTCATCATTCAATACATCCATTTCTACAATCGTGAATCTATCCATCAACGCTTTATCCATAACACGAGTAGAAGTATATTCATTACCGATATTAGCGGTAGCTACGAAAGTAACTCCTTCTGCTACAGGAATAGTTTCACTACCATCCGCTTCATCTAACCGAAGATATCTTTGACCTTGGTCCAAAACCGTCATTAAGATATTCCATGCGTCTGGGTGAGCTCTTGATAATTCATCCAACAGAATAACTGCGTTTGGGATTTTAATCGCTTTCACAAAATGTGATTCTGAAAAGTAAGTTCCTTTTTTCTTATCAAAATGAGTGTTACCAATTAAAGTTGAACGAGGGTCCTGAGTTGCTCCAAGATTGAAGTAAAAGTCAGGTCTATCTAAAGCGTTTACTAACGATTTAGCTGCCATCGTTTTACCACAACCGGCCATTCCAGTCATAAGAATATTCTTACCACGGACAGCCGAACGGACAAGATATTTCCACTTCAATTCTTTCATCACCAAACCTTTAGGTTTAAGTTTATAAGAACTATGAATGAAATTCAACATTTCACCATGTTCCTTTGGAACATCAACAGAACTCATATCCATTACTGGAACAGATTGTTCATCAAATTTACTCATTGGAACTTTCCACCAATAAGTTCTTCCACCTTTACCTTCACGTTTTTCTAATGCCATTCCGGCTTCAAACGCTCCTCTACGAGTGGAAGTTGAGATTTCAGATGTAAGTTTATTACCATCTTTATCCCATGCGTTAAATCGGTTTCCCGACATTTCTATTTTTACAACAGTCATTTAAGACTCCTTTTTTTGTTAGTTATTAACTCTCTCATTTCACCTGATCTTACGAATAATAATTGATAAAGTCAAGCTTTTTTTTCATTTTTTTTCATATTTTTTAAACCAATGTAATTTACCATTATGAGTTTCATACGCTTCAACACTACATTTTTTACACTTCCAATATACTCTATGAAATGTTTCTTTATCAAGTATCATTCTATAACCACAATTACACATGGGAGTATGTTTATATTTTCTATTATGTAACCATCTAAATAACATTAATGGAATGGAGCTCCATCTATTATAAATGCCATAACTAATAGTAAATACAACATCATAAATAATACCAATCCACCTAATATTTCTTTTACCTTTTTCATTAGTTTTTCTCCAAGAATTTTTTATTCATTGAACGAGATACCGCCGTTACATTTGTTACATCCACAAATTGTGAATCTTTACCATACATTCTTTTAAAATCTTCCATATATCTATCTTCACCATTACCATCACCAATAAAATATGAAAGAACTTTAATTCCTCGTTCTCTAATTTTCTTCACCATCAATTTGGTGTGATTAATTGCTCTATCATAATGATAATCAACTTCACCATTACTAAACATTGGCATTCCATCTGAAAAGTTTAAGAAGTAAGATTCTCTGTCTCTACCACCACTAATCATTTCATCCATAACTGCTTCATAACATAATCCTTCTGGAGTAGTTCCAGCAACATTAATAGATTTCCAAAGTGTTTTAACCTTAATCAAACTATCTACTCTGGAATCATAAGCAATTAATATAATTGGATAATCTTCTGTATTTCTACCATAACTATATTGAGTAGAACGGAATGAAACAACCACATCAACACCTTCAATCATATCAATTGCCTTTACCATAGCCGTTACTGATTTCATAGTTTTATCCCATTTTCCACCACTCATACTTCCACTTGCGTCAATTGAAATGTGAAGGAAAGCATCTGGGAAAGAATCAATAAAAGTTTGACTAAATACATTATCATTATCAAAACCTAATTCAGAAATTAATCTTTTGTCAATACGACCGGTATTTTTTCTGGTGTATTTTGTTTCACGAGATTCAGTTCTAATTTGAAGTTTTCTACCAAGTATAGTTCCAAGTCGTAATCCTTCATTAATAGATTCTTCATTTCTACCAGTATTATAACTTCTACCTAACATATTTATAGCTCCACTATCAATTAGTTCTTTGGTTAATTTCTTAACTACAATACATTTAGTTTTAGTTCTATCTTTAGTATATCTATCTTTTAAATCATTTCCAACTTCTTTATAAGACATTCCACTATTTTCAACTGCGTCAATTGCTGTTTTATTTTTTTTAGAAACTTTCTTTTTCTGAATATCACCGTCCATAAACTTTTTTTGTTTTTTAATGGACTTTTCTAATTGTTTTTTCTGTGAATCAGATAAAGTAACCTTTTCTTCAACTACTTCATTACTTTCATTTGAATCACCATCTTTACTACCACTTTTACTTGAAGAACTTTCTTCACCATCTTCACCATTTTCACTTGAATCACTTGAAGAACTTTCTTCACCACCTTCACCAGATTCATTACCACTATCCATAGGAACAGATACGGAATTTCCAGATTTTTCTTCACTAAATTCTACATCACCATTTTCAATCGCTTCAAGTAAATCTTCAAATTCATCATCAGACATTTCACGAGATTCATTCCCATCACCACTATTACCATCAGTAGAACCACTTCCATCTGCTCTATCATAAGAAACTTCACCAGTTTCATCATTAACTTTTTCAATTCCATCTGGAATATTATTTAAAATTATATGATACATTTCAAGTGCTACTTTTAAAGATTCTTCAGTAGTTTTAAGTCTTGAAATGTTTTTCAAATCAACCACTTCCCAAATATCCTTTAATCCATTTAATGAATCTAACCGAGTATTTGAATTAGTAAAATTTATAATTCTAAAAATATATGAATCCCAATTTTCATCAGTCATTTCATCAGATAGTAAAGCTTTATCAACTACTTTACTTCTAAAATATTTTTCATACATTGAATGATAGTAACCTTTATATCCAGGAGAAGTACTAAAAATATGAAAATCAATTCGTCTATCTTCAACGAAGTTCAATAAATTTTTAATGTGAACTTTTGATTCCATTTCACTATAACCTTTATTAAAGGCTCTATCCAAATATTCTTTTGGAATGTTATATTCAAGATTTTTAAGAAAATCAAAATCAGAAAGTAGAATATGACTACTTTCGTGAAGTGCCAATCCAACAGTAGAATCAAAAAGTTTATCATCCAATTTAGATGAAATAATTACTTCCTTACCATCAGTAAAGGAATCACCTGAAGTTTTAAATGTAACTTTAATATCTTTTCCAGTTACAATATTTACAAAGTTTCCAATAGCTCGTCTGTAAGAAGCGAGTGCAATTAAATCAACACCACTTTTCTTTTCTTCTTCATGAGTTTCACCCCAATTATCATCTAACCAAAAAGAACTAAAATTATTCTTTTTATTTAAATTCTTACTGGAATACTTCTCACGAAGTGCCATTGGATTAAATAAGTTCATTTTTTTCATTTGGGTTTTCTCTCTCATTTCACTTGATCTTACGAATAATAATTGATAAAGTCAAGCCTTTTCTTCAATTATTTTCAACTTTCTTTTTGTATTGTTTATACATTTTGTTTAATGCTAATTTTTGTTTGGGTGATAATGTTCCTCTATTCATAACTTGGTCATAAACAGAATCTAAAAATATTCCCTTTTCATATTTAAAATTACTTGTATATGGTGCCTGTTCTAACATATTACGAACCATAGTAATCTTATTTAATAATGTTGTTTTATTTTCTAAAAATTTTGGATCTTTATTTTTCTTTAACCATTCAGAATAAGACTTTACAATTTTAGTAATAGATGATTCCATTTTTAAACTAATTTTTCTACCACTTACTAACGCTCCATACATTTCATAAATAAATCCATGATAACCATTAGTACTATTTTCAGGAATATAATTTCTATCCTCTGTAATGTGTTTTAATTGTTTAATTCTCCGACCAAACAATTTCTCATTTTCTTCTTTATATGATTTTCTCATTTCACCTGATCTTACGAATAATAATTGATAAAGTCAAGCTTTTTTTCATTTTTTAGTGATTATTTTTTTATTTTCTTATATCTATTATAAAAAGAGTTTTTTGATACTATTTACCAAACAAGGTGAGAAGGGAATTAATATATATAATTAGTTTATATCAGGAATCAACTCATAGTCATTTAATACTTTGAATGTGAGTATCCATTTCTTATCGCTATCATCATCCCATTCTTCATAACCTTCTAAATAACAACTATCAGTAGTTAATTTACTTACTACTTTATCCATTTGTTTTTCTTTATGACATATAATATAAATGTATTCACCTCTGGTTTTTACCATCACTTCGTTATCCCATTGGTTATATACAGCATTATCTTTCATCATTAGTCATTACGCCACAAGTCTTGTTGTTCATCCACTTCTTCACCATACATAGAATATCTTGGTTTAGGTGGTGGTGGTTCATCAGGCACTTCTTCATATGTAACTGAATAAATCTTACCTTCAAATGAAGATAGATGAAACTCTTTTACTTGTCCACCTGACTTATGAAATGAATATTCTAATCCGTCAGTAAGGGATGGAAATATACCAACAGAAGAATCGTCTGGATCCTTCCATTGGTCTCCGGGTTTAACTCGTTCTAATATTAATGTTTTAATTTCTTTAGTATTCATTTCTTTTGTCCTCTTAATAATGTTTCCATCAAATCAAATGTAACCAATGAATATTCAGGATATTTAGAAAAAGTATTAATTAAATTAGTTACATATTCAGATGGTACATAGTCTACTTCATATTCTTCTACTATTGCTGCTTGTTGTATAAATGTCTCTATTGAAATTTTCAAGTCTTCTGGTAAATCTGGATTAGGTTCTAACTTACCTTCTTTTAACTTCTTTATTATGCTGTCCTTCATTTTACATGCACCGATAAGTTTATATACAATATAACAGATGCCAATATTAAAGAAACAATAATTCTCTGTGATGGCCATTCGTGTAGTAATAATGCCGTCATAATTGAAAATGTTATAGTTGCTATTCCAAATCCTATTGGTCTAACTGCCCAATACTGATTGAAATATTCATAAAAATATCTTGTAGAATAATAAAATAAATAACTAATTGGTATTCCTGCTAATACTATAAACCAATGAGATTTAGCCCATTCCCATTTGAATTGTGCATTCATATGAAACCAAGCTATTATATTTCCAATTATGCTAAGCGATAATGCGTAGAATAGTTTATTCACTAATTCTTACCAAACAAATCTGCAAGTGATTCACCCAATTCTTTAGCTAATTCATCTCCAGTTATATCATCTTGAGTATCTTGTTCTATCTGTTTTTGATCATCAAAGGTTCTACCAATTTTTTCATTCACTCGTCTGTGGTTATGGTCCTTTTCCAGAAAATAACAATTATAGCAAAATAATCTCATATTATCTGGTGTCTTATTATGAATATCACCATCTATAAAATGTAAAATAAGTGGAGAAAGCATATCAGATTTACGAAACCTTGATTCACCACATTGAGAACAACGTTGTGGTAAAATAAACTCCTTAATCAATTTTTTCTGTGCACTTAATTCTACATCCAATGGTTTTAATCCAGACCAAGTAACTTTTCGTGCTCGTGTAACTCCAGCTGAACTTGGTCGTGGTTTAAACACACCATATCTTTTTGCCCATTTCTTAAATGTGTTATATGAGACGTGAAGTGAAGCGGCTGCTTTAATCATACTTTCACTTTCTTGTATGGCTCTAACTATTTTTTCTTTGGGAATCGGTTTCCCAAGATAAGGATTTATTCCTTGACCTTTTTCTCCTGGCATATTAAACTCCTATATTATTTATTATAAATAGTAAGAAGTTTCAGAAAACACACATTTATTCTGTATCAATAGTTTCTCGTCTATCTTTGTCGGTATCAATCTTACTAATATATTTAAGTAATCTACCGCAAACCTTACAGCATACTGGTGTAATATCTATTACTGATGAATAGGATATTAAATGATCCTCACAATGTTGTTCTATCAATTTCCATTCATCTGGTTTATTCTTATTTAAAATATGTCTATCTTTATCTTCACCACAACATATGGTATGACTACCTTTTGATTTCTTACCAGTTCTCTTTTCTTTAAAATATTCTCTATCCATTTTATACTTTTACTATATTAGAATCAACAGATATATCAATACCATCTATTGGAGGCAATATCCAAGTTGAATCTTGTTCTGTTGGTGGTACATAAAACGGTGGAGTTTCTGTATCAGTAGTATCGGGTTCAGTATATAACCCAATAGACTTTTCAAATCTATCCAACGAATCTTCTAATGTACCATTATAGTCTTTTACTAATATAACCATAGCTAATACGCAATGGAAATAGAACCAAGTTAAATTCATTAAAAGAATAGCTCCTCAAATCTATCTGGATTATTTAATACTTGTTGAATACCAGTATTGTATGGGTCTGGTCTACATGGTGAACAAATAGATATATCAAAGTTATTAAATTTATCATTATGAACATCACCGCACCATATACTTCTCCAGTCATCTTCTATCCAACTACCAATGGTTAAATTTTTATTTCCTCTATGTTCTGGACATAGATAAATTAACCCATCTGCACAAAATATTGGTAATAAATACAGAGCATAACATTTTTTATAACATCTTGCAGTTATTTGTTCTCTTTGGTTTACTCTGACTTTGAAGTTATATATGTCTTTTATCTTGAGAATATAGTTCATTAAATCCTGTTCAATGATATAAGCATCACCATCACCTTTTTCTAATACAGCCGACCTTATATAAATCATTCTTGCGTTTACTTCTTTTGTATATTCAAAAAGATTCAAGATATTTGTTTTATTTGCGGTTTCTCCAAGTATCAGTGCTTTGATATCTACTTTCCCACCAATCTTTGTTATTTTCTGAATGTTTTCTTTGACTTGATCAAATTGTCCAGGACCTTTTGGAAGTCTGACGAGATTGTATAAATCTTCTATCGCACTATCTAAATCAACTCCAATCCATTGCATTTTTTTTATATATTCGGGACCGATATTTAAGAGTTTATCTAACTTTGTTCCATTTGTAACAATTGAAGTATTAAAACCCAAATCAATACTATGTTTAATAATATATTCGTAATTTTTAAATAGGGTAGGTTCACCCCCACCAACAAAAATAATAGAAGTTAATTTACCCACAGAATTATTTAAATTCCACTCGGTAAGATTATCTAACAATTTAATAAAATCTTCATATTTTGCTTTTGATGGATTTGATTTTCTATGTTCTGCTGAACAACAATAGATACAATCTTGATTACAAGAATTTGTTAAATCTATTTCTAAACAAGGCGGTAGAATACGTGGCGATATATTCCCATCTTTAAATTCGTGGGCATAAAGTGTATATAGACTATTTTCCATATAATGATCCCCCACTCTGACCTTTTATTTGACCAGGTGTAGTTTCAAAATCTTTCCAATTAGATTCTTCCATAGTCTCTATAATAGCTTCTACAACTTCATGAGCTATCTTATGACTAAATGATATACCTTTCTTGGTAGGTCGCCATTCTCCATTGTCATCATAATATATTCTACAATCTACGAACTTATGACCTTCGTATTCACTTTCTCCAATACGAATTACTTCTTTACTATTCTTTTGTATTTCTTTCATTCTAATCCCATCTGTTTATTATTTTTGAGTAATCATATTTTGGATGTTCTAACCAAGTAGATAAAGTTACTTCAGCAGGTATATCATCAACAGAATATTCATCATTATATCTTTCTAATATACCAGTAACTGCTGGATGTCTAACTACATCATCAAGAGTAAATTGAGAAAATCCTAAATGTGGCAATCCAGTTAATCTTCTAATTGCATCTTCTAATCCATTACCTTGTTTATGTTTAACATCACTTTGCTGTAAATCTCCACTAATAACAAATTTACTACCTCTACCAATACGAGTTAAAAATGTTTTAATTTGAAGAGGAGTTGAATTCTGAGCTTCATCCAATAAAACTAATTTATTCGTTAAAGTAAGTCCACGCATATAAGCTAATGGAACTACTGTAATTACTCCTGTTTCTCTTAACATTTTCAATCTATCTTTACCAATTATTTGTTCCATATTATAATAAATGGACATCATAAATGGTTCAGTTTTTTCTTCTACATTTCCTGGTAAGTATCCAAGTTTTTCACCTTCAACTTCTACTAATGGTTTTGTAATAATAATACCATCATATTTTTTAGTGGTGGCAAGTTGTTGTAATGCATAATATGTAGCTATATAAGTTTTACCACAACCGGCAGGACCTGCACAAAATGAAATATCATTCTTATCTATTGTATTATAGAATATTTCTTGATTCTCTGTTTGAAATTCTATATCCCATTTGATCCGTTTAAGTTGTGACATGACTTGTCGTTTGTTTTTACATTCTTGATTTGCTTTAACTTGAGTGGTAGTAATAACTTTTTTAGTTGTTTTAGATTTACTCATAATGAATATCTCCTGGTTGGTTAAAGAAAAATGTCCAACTATAACCTTTACTTACTTCTATAATAAATAGAATATATATGAGATATTACTTTGAAAATTTATCACTCACTTCGTATGCAACCCAACTATCTGGTTTAGTTTTACCAACAAATCCCATACCTTGGATATATCCAATGCATTGCTTAATCATTTCATTACTTGCATGAATTGGATTAGGATTTAAATCTGTGTGTATTTCTTTAATGTTATAACCAATACTTTCTAATATAGGATTTATGAATAACGCGGATTCTACTGCTTCATAAGTTTCTTTGAATAATCGTTGCTGTCTTGAAACGTGTTTATCTACTACTTTTATATTTTTATAATAACCACGACCACCACGACCTTCCATTAGCATTACCAATGCGATGGTATATGTAGTTGTGTCGTATCTCTTCATAGAATCCCCACCAATATAAAAAGATAAATTATGTTCATCTTTAATACTTGCTATATCGGTAAGTAGTGTTGTTTCTATATCTGTTATTTGTTCACCTGTGAATCGTTTCCACATTTTATATTCTCCTATATTTGTAGCCCCACGTGGAGTCGAACCACGATTTTATGCTTATCAGGCATATGTCCTAACCATTGAACGATAGGGCTATATCTAATAACTACTAATAACCACTAATAAGTGGTAATAATTGGTACTCTCGGAAGGACTCGAACCCTCACTAAGGGAGTAGAAATCCCTTGTGCTATTCCATTACACTACGAGAGCATTCGCGGAAGGTCAGGGACTCGAACCCCGAATGGTCTAACCCATTACTTGTTTTCAAGACAAGCTCCTCATCCAGCCGGATACCTTCCATAGCGGAGAGTATAGGATTTGAACCTATGTGAGATTTTCACCTCGACGATTTAGCAAACCGTTGCATTTAGCCACTCTGCCAACTCTCCAAAATTTTAGTAGTTGAATAATCACCTACCCTATCAAAAAATTTTAATTCCTTTGTAAATTCTCTACCAATTACTTGTCCATGTTTCCAATCCGAACCAACTACCATTATATCTGGCAATGTAACTCTAACCAAATCTCGTAATTCATTAGTTGTATTGAACTGTATGACTTTATCAATATACTTAATAGAGTTCAACATTTCTATTCTATCGTCTAATGTATTTATTGGTCTACCACCACCTTTATCTTTTTGAACTTTCTCATCAGTATCTACACCAACTATAAGTTCATCACCAAGTGATTTGGCATACTTAAATAATTCTATATGTCCACGATGTATAATATCGAAACACCCATTAGTCCAAACTTTAATCACCTTTGACTATCCTATAGCTATCATCTTCAAAATGTTGTGTGGAAAATTCAAACAATTCACTATCTTCTAATGCTAACATCTGGTGTCTTAATCCAGTTGGAACGTGAAATGAATCTCCTGGTTTCATAATAAGTTTTTTAGATTCTTCTAAATTATTTTCATCGGAATATCTAACTATTATCAATCCAGACTGTAAATAAAATACTTCATCTTTTATTTTATGGTAGTGAAATGAACAATGCTTTCCTGCCTCAAAAAATAAAAGTTTCCCACAGTATTCTTCTTTATTCACTATCCACTTTTCGTATCCCCAACCTTTATCATGTATTTCCATTTTCAAACTCCACTCTATCTGTAATAAGTATCATATTTAATTATCTATTACAGATATAATATAATTATTTGTGCAGTAGACAGGAATCGAACCTGCAGCCTCCGACTTGGAAGGACGGCACTCTGCCAATTGAGTTACTACTGCGTTTGCGGAACCGAAGGGACTTGAACCCTCGACCTCCGGCTTGACAGGCCGGCGTTCTAACCAACTGAACTACGATTCCATTTTTTTCTATTCCCAGATTCTTGCTAATCGTCTAATGAATCCAAGCGTTGCTCCAAATCCAAATGCTACAGCAGCAATTTGTAAATTTCCCATATACATTGCGAATGCCGCAAGTAAATATGAAGCGAATCTAAATACCCCATAGATTGAAAATTCATTTTTACTGTATAGTTCTTCTCGTCTTGTCATAACTATTCTCCTGTTATTTTTTTATTAAACATTTTTGTACTCCCGCCAGGAATCGAACCTGAATCTAAGGGTTATAAGCACCTCATTCTAACCATTGAACTACAGGAGCATTTGGGTAACCGGGGGAAGTCGAATCCCCACCTGTTGGGTCACAGCCAACAATGCTCACCACTTTACACCACGGTTACAGTACCCGAGGGGAGAATCGAACTCCCAAAACCTGGTTTCTAAAACCAGTATGTATACCAGTTCCATCACTCGGGCATTTTAGTAGCGGGGGGTGGTAATGCTCCACCACAACGATAGCTTATGAGACTCCGTTAGGACTTCCTTTCCCCGCGAGTGGCAATGATAGGACTTGAACCTATTAGAATCAGAGATATGAGCTCTGTCTTACACCTTGTTCATTGCCAATAAACAACATTTCATAGCCGGGATTCTGTTTCAACCCTATCATTTATCTTTCGGCATCTACCCGACAATCATTGAACTGCATTCCTTCTATGTCTATTTGAATTGCTCCCTCTGTGGTATTAACGACGATTAAGTCTCCCACATTTAGCAGTGGAGTCCCGAGCTTCCTCTCCGTAGAGCGATAGGTCGAATGTTATTTTTGTCCAACGGGTTGGAATCGAACCAACCAAACCATGTATCCAACACACAGTTGCCTAAGCCTTGGTCACCGCTGGTATTGTGGAAAGTGATGGAGTTGAACCACCCGAGCTCGAAAGCAACTGGGTTACAGCCAGTCCCGCTACCCCTACGGTATAACTTCCCAAAATAATACTGAACTTTTTATTATACTTATTTCAAAAATTGTAGTCGAGGGGAGACTCGAACTCCCATAGCCATAAGACCGACAGATTTTAAGTCTGTTGTGTATACCAATTCCACCACTCGACCAATTGTGTACCCGGTAGGCCTCGAACCTACAACTTACTGGTTAAAAGCCAGTTACTCTACCTCATTGAGTTACGGGTACATTTGTTTTAATTCTTTTCAGAATCTTCTGGTACTTTTACAATCACTTCCAAGTTAAAAGAATCATCAACTTTAATTCCTACTGGTTCATGTCCTGCGTCTCTTAACTTCTGTAAGAACTTATGTAAATCGTTTCTTACAAAGAAACCACCTCGTGCATTTCCCTTGAAGTCATCATCCCAAAATGTTATTTCTTTTTTCACACCATATCCTTATTTTCATTTATTAGTTTTCAGTCTATACCCTTAAAGTTGTACTCTCGGGAGGAATCGAGCCTCCAACTCCTGGTTCGTAGCCAGGTATGATTTCCGTTTCACTACGAGAGTATATGTGAGCCGTGAGTTGGATTTGAACCAACGTGGGAAATTAATCCTCCGGTTTACAAGACCGGTGCAATCGACCAACTATGCGACCACGGCATTTGTGAGGAATATAGGATTTGAACCTATGACCCTCTGGGTGTAAACCAGATGCTCTGACCAGACTGAGCTAATTCCCCTATTGAGTACAGGATCGGACTCGAACCGACATAAGAAGGGTTGCAACCTACTGCCTAACCATTTCGGCCACCTGTACATTGGGACGTTTTTTTGTTTAGATGTGTATTTTAAAAATACCTTACTTGCGGTAAACATCCGGAAAACCGAGTGTGGAGCTCCAGGGATTCGAACCCTGCTGATATCCTCCGTGCAAGGGAGGCGAACACCCCAAGCATTCCCGAGCCCCATATTTTGTAGTCCGTAGGAGAATCGAACTCCTGTTGCCAGGATGAAAACCTGGAGTCCTAACCACTAGACGAACGGACCAATTATGGTAAACAAATTATCAAAAAATAAAAATCTTTTAGGCTCGGGTGTTGAAGTAGTGACCGAGCTACGATATACATTCAACACCCACAAATTCAATTTCAATCTAACGAAGGACTGTTGGTTCGTAAATTGAAAGAATTCGTTGCCTAAATTGTCAAAAATCTTAATTATTTCATTTCAATCTTCACTTGATATACGAACAATAATTGAGAAAGTCAAGCTTTATTTTTAATTATTTTTCAATTAGCTTTTCTAATTTATATTTACTTAACATAATAATATTTTTATCACTAAAGTATTGTAGGGATGGGGAGAATCGAACTCACCAGTATTTGGTTCAAAGCCAAATGTGTTACCGTTACACTACATCCCCATATAAATTTCTAATTGTCAAAAAGCCATTTTGCAACCGCTGTAAGAATCGAACTTACCACACAGAGTTTTGGAGGCTCCGTCGCCATTATCCTTGGAACATGAGCGGTTATGTTGCGTAACCGGTAGGATTCGAACCTACGACGGGATTTTCATCCGACGGGTTAACAGCCCGTTACCATCGGCCACTCGGTCACAGTTACATTTGTGGAAACAACTGGAATTGAACCAGTACCTCGGGTGCTTCAAACCCATGTGCCGACCGCGTTACACTATGTTTCCATATTGTTTTGATCTTACGACAAATATATGAGAAAGTCAAGCCTTTTTTCACTAAAATAAAAAAAGGGTGAAACTTGTTAGTCTCACCCTTTTCTCTATATGTCATGTAAAATTATATACTAAAAGTAATGAGGCTACGTTTTCCAATAATCGGCACTACCTTGATGTTCCGTTGTGCAATTATATGCCCGAGGAATCTCTACGGTGAGTACCGGTGGAAATCGTTTTGATATGTTATTCATATTTCTCATTACATCTATATATATCAAGTTGTTTTAGAAAACACTCAATTATTTTTTATTTATTTTTTCCTACGGTGTATCCTATATAATATCCAACACCACCTATTACTATAACTCTAACTATTGCTCTGCCTGCTCTATGTTTTCTATTATGTCTGTTATGATGTTTTTTATTTTTCTGTATGTTTCGTATTTGGTGTTTATTCTTTTTTATGTGTTCTTTCTTATTTTTACAGAAAGGTTTATTATCGACTTTAACAGAATCAACTTGTCCAAACACCATACCACTCATTAGAATAAGTGGTAATAATAATTTCTTCATATCCATTCTCCGTTATCTATTATGAAATCAAAGATAAATACTCCTACTAAATAAACAACATTGAGAATACGTTGATTGCGTTCTTTCCGTCGGTTGATTTCTTTGTGTAGGTTTATAATAAATTTTTCTGTATTTAACTTCATACTATATTAGACTCACCAAATCATAAAAGGTTAAAAAAAATTTGAACGTTCCAAAAACGTATATATGTCGTTAATACGCATCTTTCCCATTCTTTTTAATAACACCAACTATATCAGCTCCTCAAATCTCACCTTATCAAGTGTCATTCTATAAAAGTATTCTCCACTCTTATTAAACCTATTAGAAAACTCCACAAGTGGTTGCTGTAATATAACATCACCTTCTACTATAGCTATCATTGTTCTATTATAATTTACCATAACATATAATGAGTTTGGATACTTCTCAAAGAACTTTCTCTTTCTGGATGGTACATTAAACATTCCATATGGAAACTTATGTGACTTCCAAGATAGAGAATATTCTGCTTCTATATATCTTTTTGAACCATCTTGTAATGTAGATATTAAATCTATATCATAATTATTTGGATGATCTGAAATGTTTATAATGTTTTCATCTATTTTACTGGCATTGTTCTTACATACATCACGAGCTATTGTATCGTGCTCCATTCCTATATCTGGATTGGCTTTGTAGTATTCTTTAAATTTGTTTTTCATATTGGATTAACCGGGGTGGAAAAATACCACCCCGGATTTTACTCTTTAAAACTTCCTATCCATTCCACAGAACATATTATTATTACACTTACTTTCTTTAATGGATAATATAATAGCTTCTAATTCTTTTGCTAATTCCGTATAACCCTTTTCTTCTAATTGCACAAGTATATAGGTTAATTTAGTTATTAACTCATCAAACATATTACTTACTATTACTTGAACTGTTCTTAAAGAATATCTGTGCTAAAAATAACAATGCTAATGCCTGTAATACTGATATTTCTGGTAAACTGAATATAGTTGGCATTACATAATTCCATAACCACATTGTAGGTAGTGTAAGTAAGAATAATACTCCTATTACTATACCTATAACTGCTAAACTGGTTCCGAATAACTCTTTCATTTTTCTTTCCTTAATTAATAATTGTGGGCCGGTCACAGTGGAGAAAGGAATAAACCCCTATTTGAAAAATAATCAAATACAACCGACCCTAAACTTTTCATCCTTTAATTAAAAACGGGGTCTGGGTAGGGAAAAAAGGAATAAACCCCTATTGTCGACATTCCAGACCCCTATCCTATGGACCCTAAACCACAGGATTAAAACCTTTACTATATATATTAAACAACTTTTCAAAATTCAATTATTTTTTTATGCTTCTGCTATTATGTACGGATTATTATTTCTATTCATCATAGCATTAACTATGATATCCTCTTCCACTTCATCCTTTACATTAGGATCAATTTTTTCTGATTCAGTTCCGTGGAGTAATACATTGGTTGTATTATATATATCCAATATTATATTTTCAATATCAGATAATTCTAATAGTTTTTTATCTTCCATTATTTAACCCCACTAATCTAAATAATAATCTTCCACTTCCATATCATTATACTCCACATATCCACCATCTGGTTCACTTGTGGCATCATAATCACCCAGTAGATATCCCATATAATCGTTATTCATATTACCGATATTCTCTTTAATAACTTTCTTATCATCCAATACATCGTCTTGCATATCCAAGATTGCCTGTAATTTGGGGTCTATTATTTTACTCATAATCATATCCTCTTTAATTAATTATATCAACTGGGAACTTATATCTTCCACCACCATTAACTTTTTCTAATATGATTGGATATTTCTTTGAACGAGGTTTTAATCCCACTATCTTATATTCATTACCCATATAATTAACTATATCACCTAACGATTTAGTAATCCCATATCTCATACTTGCATAAGTGTTGAAGTCAGTAGCTTCCTTAGTCATAACACTTCCGTCATTCCCAATAGTAGATACATTTAATTTCAGTACCATATTATCACTACTAAACGAAGCATTCCCACGTTTAATCTCTACATTGTATTTTAATTCAACTTCTTTAAGTGCTTTCTCTATATCACTACTTATTAGTTTTACTGTATTTCTATCTAACATATTTGATTCCTTTTTTATTTTCCTATTTAATTAATTTATATGGGTTATTCCATTTTCCAAATCTAACATCAACATACCATCCTACATCAAAGTAGTCAGTCATTATATCAGAGTTGTCATGGTTTCCACCATTCAATACTCTAATAATTTTTGTCAGAAATTCTAATACTCTACCGGAGAAGTGTTCTTTATACCAATACACATTCACATTCAATTCTTCATCCCGTGAATGAGTTGGTTCTCCGATGAAGCGTGGTCTATCCTTAATAGTTTTATTATAGTTTCCTATTACATCCATAAGTCCTTCTTTAATAGTAAGAACAACCGTGGAGTAATTATCAACCGATAGTGAACCCTTAAATCCATATTCTTTAAGTAAGTCTCTCACGACTGGAGCGACTGATTTTTTTCTTTCTTGTGAGTAATAAGCCATTTTATTATTTTCCTTTTTGTTTATTAGTTTTCTCATTTGATCTTACGACAAATATATGAGAAAGTCAAGCCTTTTTTTAAATTAAATGCCGGTTAGTATTTTTATATATTTTCATACCACTTTTTCTCATAGCCGTTTCCCATAAGATTTTACCTTTAGGTGAAGTTCTTTCTACATACTCTAATTCATTATATATATCTAAAACTTCTCGATTAGTTTTATCTTTCAAGAACTTTATCAATTCTTCTTTTGTCATTTCCATTACATTTGTCATATTATCTATCTCCTAAATATTCAGGTTCCCAAACTTCATCAGGTGTTTCATCATCATTATAAAGTTCTATACCAACACCTTCTTCATACATACGAGTTGCCATTTCTAACTCATATAATTCGTCAAAATTTAATTCTGTATTTTCTAACATTTTTTATTTCTCCATTATTATTGATTGATCTTACGAATAAATATAATCAAAGTCAAGCTTTATTTTAAAATAAATTGTCTATCTAAATAAAACTGCTGTACAAATAATATATACAGAAGGACGAAGTTAAATAATATTTATCTCGACACAATGACGAGATAATTAAATATTACCCATTTTATCTTGTTTACCTCGTCAAATCATATAATACACAACACATACTGGACGAAGTATATAGATGACAATATACAATGCATACTGGACGAAGCACATACTGGACGAAGCACATACAAGCACATACTGGACGAAGCACATACAAGCACATACTGGACGAAGCTAAATAATATTTATCTCGTTAGAGATAGGATATTTGTATCAAGAGCTATAGAACCAAAAATTGACCTCGATATGAAAACCAGTCTGAGCCTCTGACAATATGTCATACTTCTTTGAGTTCACGACAAACTACCCGCCCCCCTATTTCATATATGACAAAATGTCACTGCACAGTTTGCACAGTTTAATTATTTCGGATATGACAAAATGACATGGCACAATTATTTATATTATTTATCTTGTCTGTAACTTTATGTTCGTAGATTATCAGATTAAATTATACAGTCAGCTTTTAACTCATGATAGGATTATTTTTCCTTTTTAACAAAATATTATTTAGCTTACTGGCGTTGTTTTACTCTCTATTGAAGTGTATATCAACTAATATATGATCTGTCCACCAGACCGAACCTCCGACGAAATTCACCTATTGTGTATCATATCAACTGTAGATATTTCCGTGCATTTTATAAAGCCATCCACCGTGCCAATCTGCGAATTTGTAACTTTCAATATCATTTATATTACCACGAGCTCCTTTTGCTCGTCCATTGTATCCTGCTGGTTTCAGTATATCACCGTTACTATTATCTATAAAGACATATACACTTTCATGACCTCTACTATTCATATTGATTCTGGTAAACTTTCGTCCATTGCCAGTAATCCTATATGAGTATCCGTCTGGTTTAGTCATAGTGTTATTTAAATAATCGACAAAAGCTGTTAATTCTGTATTCATGTTATTTTCCTTTCTCATTTCGACTAAATATACAAAGGAATTTTGAGAAAGTCAAGCCTTTTTTTCAATTATTTTTACGTATGTTATGTGGTATATCCAAAATATTATTAAGCTTACCGGCAAAGTCTATCTCCCCAGCCATGCACCCCAATTCAGATCTCTCTGGTGGACGATTTGGGATATAGGCACTCTCTCACTTTACCAGATCTTACGAATAAAATACAACAAAGTCAAGCCTTTTCTTCAATTATTTTGTTCTCGACACCAATGTCGGTAGCAACTGGGTAGGTAATCCAAGGAAATACACCAGAAAAATTGGCTAAGCCCCCTTGATCTTACGAAGAAATAATGAGAAAGTCAAGCCTTTTCTTTAAAAAAATGAATAAAGTAAAAAAATATTTTGTGTAAGTGGTGTATTATGTCAAGGCGGGTAGGTAATCCAGCCCGTTTTCTGTGTTATATTAAGGGAATAGTAGAATATTTTTCAGTGTAATAGTGAGACACAATGATATAGTGATACGGGGATTATGTTAAATTGGTCGGGGCGTGTCGAAATCTGACATAATGACATACGAGTTTGATTTTTTTGTATCTCTAATGATATTGATAGGGATAAAAGTGGGTAAGTGTGGGTAATAGTGGTATATTTGTGTTCTCGTCTTGCCATGTCTCACTCGCCGTGTTCTTGTGTATAGAGAATGGTAAATTATTTTTTGTGTGTTCTCATGTATAGAGACGCGGGTAATCCTCAAAGAAATATGGTAAATAGAGATTGTGTGATAGCCCCGACAAGGGCTCTTTTATATCATATTAAATTGAATTTATATCATAAGAGTATTTAGAAGAACCCTTTCTATTCATTATCAGTAATATAATATAAAGGCTTTAATCATTTCAAATATATCAGTTGGATTCATTTCTTATCTATCAGTTTCTCAACTATACCATATTTAAGTGTTATATATGCAAATAACAAAATAATTAAATGAGTTTTATATGGATTAGGTTCTATTGCAATTTCTAATGCAATGAATATAGATATGAACACCATTTGTATTGATTCCTTTATTTTCATACTCTCTCTCTCTTTAGTTATTTCGTTATAGCTCTTTAGTTATTTCGTTATAGCTCTTTAGTTATTTCGTTATAGAAATGTTACCAAAGTGTTACCATATATATATAACTTCTAAAAAATGATCACCCTTATTTCGTATTTTATTTGATGTTTCCTCGCCACACTATTTTGTCTGAATATCATCATTTAAAAGTATGAAATTTTCGGTGAGTCCTCATCATCTAATTTTTTCATTATACCATGGTCTGAGCTGTAAGGGAACCCAATGACTGGAATGTTACGTGGGTCTGAGCTGTAAGAGGCGACCTTGAAAATCTTTGATTTTTGAGGTCTCTCTCTATCACACAACCTCACGCGTATTCCTTAACGATAGTCGTTTTTACTGACGGAGTTAGTTTCATACGTATAATGATAGGCAATAAAAAAGGGAACTGGATTAGAGTTCCCTTTAACTTTTCTATATAATTTTATTGGATTGTTAATTGTCGGTCATATAATCCTCTACTATATAAAGATTTCATTTTACCATCTTCACCTACAATATCAAGGTCAAAATGAAAAGTGGCTGTTACTGAATGAGCGTCTTGTTTTATATTTCGTAATTCAACGAGTCCACCTTTAATCTTTAATGCTCAGTTTTAGTTATTCCTTCATTCAAAAGTTCTTCCCGAATCATTTGTCTTAATTGTGTTTTTGCTATTTTCATAATAATGTTCTCCTAATTATATATAAATATACAGAAAAAAAAATACTTATTTTTTATAACAATCTATACATATAACTTTACCATCTCTGGTATACCAATCTACTTTATAACTATCTGCTTTATGCACAGTCTGATATACTTCTCGTTTACAGGTAGTACAGTATTTCTTCGGGATTTCTGGTATGTGTTCCATATTCTATATAAATATATTGGGCATAAAAAAACCCCATACATAAATGAGGTTTTTCTTAATTCTTTTTATACTATTCTAACTGCCGGTAAATAAATCCCATATCTGTTTAAGGGATAATCCTATAACACCAACACCTATTGTACTTCTCCACTTTGTAGTATTTTCTCTAAATGCAGTATTCTTTTTTGATTCTGCCCATAACCCTTCATGTGGATTAAATAGGTTCTCTTTAATAAATTTTATATCTGTGGCCATATCACTTCTATCTTTTTCAGCTTGGTCCATTCGTTCTAATATGACGTTTAAATCTTTTACATCTTTACCATTCATAATGTCTTCCATTAAGTTAAAGTTTTCCAAAATTTCTCTCTTCATCATATTTGTTATTTATTATTTGTTATTTCACACCTTCTAAAGTAGAGCGGGTATCCGTTGTTTTTGAGAAGATTTAAATCTCTATCTCCTGTTTCTCTAACTATGCTCCCCATTCTTCAGTTAGTGTGATATTTTTCATTTCATATATAAATATAATATATATTAATTATTCGTCATTTAATGCTGACTTAATTATTTTATTTATATATTTGTAATCCCCTTTCTACTATAATAAAATCTGTACTTGTATAATGTTCGTGGTATTTATTAATCATCATCTTTCTCCTTCTTAATTTCATCAAAACTACCTTTTTGTTTAGCTGTTCTCTTTTTTTCACACTCTTCAATTGATATAGAATCATCATATATAAAATTATAATTATTAGTTTCCAGTAAATCATATATTCTATCTATTGGAATGAAGTATCCCATGTGAGTTATTGCGTCTGCACTAAATCCCATTGGTTGAATAGATATTCTGGATGGTATTCCAATATACTCATATTGTTTTCGTGACTTTGACCACCTGTATATTGAACCTCCACTATTGCCAAAAATTGTTTGAGCTGTACTCATCCAATACTTGTAATGATCAATTTCATCATCCATATATGAAATGTGTCCTTCAGATGTAATGGGTGGGTGTCCGAGCGAAGCCCCGCACGCATATACCTTATCAAAAATATGAATAGTATTTAATTTGTCAATAGGAAATATCTTTACAACCCTATCATGTGTGTGCTCTTTATCTCTTACTCTCAATAATGCCCAATCTTCACCACCCTCATGGTCACTATATGCCACAATATCAGCTTCTACTGCAAAAGAACCAATACAATGTGAGTAGTTATTATATTTAAAATATTCTACTTGAACTGTATCTAACGTTTCTGTATCTACCTTGCGTTTAAGTACGGGATTCCATTTCTTCTTAACCGTAATACATTCACTAATCACATGATGATTAGTGATTACATATGTGTAAACTTCATCATTATACTCTTTTGAATATACTACTGTTCCTGAACCGCCTGCTCTATTAGTTCTAACTCGTACTGTCGGGTAAAACATTTCTTCGTGCTTTTGCTTAATGTCTGGTGATATTTTCATATTGAGTTCTCCGCTTTGGTTTGTGAAATGGATAAAAAAATCCCACTAAATATTATAATAACCATTAGTGGGATATATGTATTTACTTATATATAAATATAATATATATAAATTTTTATTAAACTATTACTTTAAATATTTT